TGTGTAAGCAGAACTAGGATTCTGAACTACGTTATTTACTACAGCCTCAACCTGCGCCACAGACGCGACTGGACGAGACAGCGTAAATGCGGTCGTACTTGCGTTACCGCTGAAGTAATCAACGGCTGGCGTGAAAGCCTGAGTAGTAGAAGTATTGCCGATATAACTCATGTGATGTTCAGTACAGAAGTAACTACGTCAATTGATGATGCTACCGACGACACAACTTTTAATACATCGCTAGTAACTAGAACAACTTTCTGGTCTCCGCCTACGATAACGAGTGCCCCACCTACAGGGACTGTTGCCCCTTTGACTAGGTAGTAATCAACGGCAGATCGGGTGAAGTAAGCGTCTACTGTTACTGGGCTAGTTGTAATGTTGGCACAAGACATTCCGATCACAGTAGTCTGCGTTGCTGCGCCAATAGTTACAACCGTAGCTGCTGACGTGCCTACCGATTTGTTTCCATAAGAGGTAAAGGTATTTGCCATGTTTTATCCTAGTGCGATTGCCAAAGCAACGGCTGTTCCAGCAGGATCGACCTGCAAATTAGTTTGAGCACCAGCTATTGTTGTAGCTCCTGTACCGCCGTTCGCTATTGCTACTGTTCCAGTTACGTTTGCTGCAGTACCAGTAGTGTTTTGGTTGAGCGTAGGTACGTCTGAGGCAACTATTGCTGTTAACGAAGTAGCAGTACCGTTTGAGCGTAAGTAGTACCCAGCAACTTGAGTACCTGCAAGAGCAGTTAGTGCAGCAGCTTGTGTGGTCTGACCTGTACCGCCGTTAGCAATAGGCAATGTGCCTGTAACACCAGTAGTAAGCGGAAGGCCAGTGACGTTAGTCATCGTGCCGGAAGCAGGCGTACCTAACGCCCCTCCAGCTTGATACTTGTCTGTGTTTAGATTGTTAAAGTTATTATCGACCTCCGTGTTGGTCAACGGAGACCCTTTAACCGAACGAAGAACGATGGTTGACATTAACTAATCCTTAGCTGACAGTGATTGTCCAAGTGATGCTCATAGCATCAGCTGCGCCTTTGTTGACAACTGAGAACACTGTGCGGCAAAGCATTGTGCCTGCGCTAGACGCGTTGAACACGCCTGCTTCAGTAACAGCGCCTGTACCTGTGCCAGCTGGGAAGCTTGCTACATATGTAACTACGTTGGTTGCGCTTGTGCCACTTGTCAGTGCTACGCGTGAGCCAGAGATGGCAGTCTGCAATGCAGTGTCGCCAACAGCAGCTGCTGTAGTTCCAGTTCCAAGCTCCATCCAGCCCATAACGGTAGACGCAACGCCAACCATACGAGAAGCAATGAAGGTCTTGCCTGTAGTGACAACTAGGTTCTTGATCTCGCGGGAGTCCTTCACGGCTCCGTCTGCGCCGATGATGTCAATCTTGACGTCACCGGTAATTTTGATGCTATCGTTTACCATGAATTACTCCTGCTTAAAAAGTTCTGTAGTCCCCGACGTAGTCTTCGGCGAAGTAGGTGATATCGCAATATCCTTGGGATATTAATGTACCACTGTCCGACGAAGAAAGCGAGTCTGAAAGCCCTTTGGTGTTGGTCACCGTAGCGCTATCCGAGGTTGATACTGTGTTGTTTGTGTAGTCCGAAAATGACCAGTCGGGCCCATTTGCATCCGACAAGTCGTTCAATGCAAAAGAATCAGATAGAGCCTTACTTATTAAGAATGCAGTCGTCTCACTTGTAGTGAACGTATCTGAATAAGCTGGGCTAATCAGCAGCGTCTTAGCGTCTGCAAGACTTGTTGTATCGTCAAACTGACGAATAAAGATCAATACCGTTAATACGCTATCGCCTATCGTGGCCGTGTCTGTAACTGCTTTGTCTGTGCTGAATACCTGACTGTCGGCCAATGAGAAAGAATCAGCATCAGCCGTCTTGCTTGTACTCAGCGCAGTTGCATCAGCAACGCTAAAGACGTCAGTGGTGTACTTGAACCGGCCTGTTGTGTCTAGATATGCGCTTACGGCTAAGAGTATGTACGCTACGTCTGCTACAGGGTAAACCCTAGTAAGACCTACTACTGGAACAACCGTAGATACGCTTGCCCGCAGTTTTACCGAAGCAACTGTCGCAGAAGTGCTATTGCCGGTAATTTGTGCGGCCATTAAAAATCACTCCGCACCTTGAACTTCAATAGGTCATACACAGTTTGAATTTGGCCATCAGCAAACGTGATTTGGATTTCGCCTTCGTAGTCACCAGCAGCGCCGGTCAACATTTCAGGAGCAGAAGCAGGGTAGAACGCAACGACACCGTTGGGGCCGTCAGTCACAGTTCCAGTTACAGTGGCTTGCAAGGTTGTAGAACCAACAGCGCGGAACTTTAGTAAAACTGTAGCTCCAGTAAGAGCAATAACAGCACCAGTGGTATCGTCTGTGATTGTGCACACCAGCGCTGGGCGGGTGTCATCTTGAACAAGTTTAATTTTGTCACTCATGCGAACCTCTGGAATTCTATGTTCACTGCTGTGCGGGTTAGTCCCTTGTACACGCGTGTGCGTACTTCATTAGTTGCGTCGTAAAACCGCTTGGTATATTCCATAGCAGTCTTTGGATCGTAGTAGGGCTGATTAGGCGTATTGTACAAACGCGCGCGTGCGCCGTAAGAAATATATTCTAAAAAGCGTTCGAACAGTTCGTCGTCAACCGTAGTAGATGCCCGCTTCGGGGCAATCGCAGCTTTTACGTTTAACTTGTTTGCTTCTGTAAGAATTGGCTTGGTTACTAAGCGAACCTCACCAGCTCTGGTACGGAAGTAGTAGTAAGGGTTTCCACTTAGATTTTCCCAATTTGATGTGCGATAAATCTGGTTAAGCTGTTCTTGCGACTTAGGGATCAACAGTTGATCTCCATAGTACGCTTGCATGATTTCCACTACTTTGTAGTTGCTGTCGTTTGCATCTAAGTCGTACAGCCCAATATCCTTGATGCCTGTGATCGGGTCAAGGTTTTCTTGGAGATAGTGGGTTTCCTCGCAGAACTCGATGCACGCATTGCGAATGGCCTGCACCGCCACGATCTCGGGTACGTCGTGCACATATGGCATGACTTCCGGCAAAAAGACTTCGTATGAAACTGCGGTCATGCTGAGGTACTTCCACGAGTGGCAGGATTAGGCGGATTGAGCGCCTGCGATGGGTCGTTCAAGATTTCAGACTGTGTCTTGCCTTGAATCGCGGAAACAAATGTAGCCATATAGTTCTGTGCCAACTGTAGCCCGGGAGCATATTCAGCGTCTTTACTACAAGCGCGATACAAAATATAGTCCACTAAAGCGGACTGGAACACGTCAAAAATTGGAATGATTTGCGATTCAGCAGTCAAGTCTGTCGGCTGCGCAGAGTAATTGATCTCAATCTTCTGCGTGCCTGTGTTTGGGGGATACACGTAAAAAGCCAACTGATCTTGGTTGGTGTACATGTAGTTACGAACTTCTGCTGTAGCAGTAGCCGTGTGCCAGTTCGGGTTGAAGTTATCCAATATCTCACGAGAAATAATACGAATAGCACGACCGGGTGTTGACCCAGTAGTTCCCATATTTCTGTAGATGTTGAGCAACAACCATCCGTCGTCTGGGATGTATTGTCGAGTGCCAGCCTGTAATGAGATTACAGATGTCGTCGATGAAGCGCTCGGCTGAATGAGTACGATTTGGCGCATTCCATCGTTGAGCCAGCTTAACAACTCGGCTCGAGTCCAACGGATGTTGGTCAAGTCGATTAGCTGAATCGTAGCTTTATCAAGGATGGTTTTCGCGGTTACCGTACCCATTTTTGCCTTACGGTGTTACTGCCAACGCAGCGACGATAGCAGGTACTTGCGTACCAGCCCATGCGCCTTGTGTGACTAGGTTTGCTTGAGTGGCTGTGCCAGCGTCTAAGTTTGTAATTGCTAGCGCCTCGACATACGAGAAACCAGCAGTCACAAGACCGTCGATGTTGGAGGTAGAGTCCTCAAGAACCACCTGTTGTGCTTGCGGCAAAGATAAGCCGCTTGCGATCAAGTCGTCAAGAATTGCCATAGCGATCTCCTAAGGTTGAAAAGGTAGGGGTTTCCCCCTACCAGCGATTAACCTGCAGCGACCAACAGTGCCAAACCGTTTGCTTGTGCGACTTGTGTGCCGTACACGTTCAGACCACGGACCAAAGTACCGAAGTCGTTAGGGTTCTGCAAGCTCTCAACTTTAGCAATTTGTGAAGCGAAAGTGATTGCAGACTTGTGGCCAGCCATAACAGCGTGACGCTTAACTGCAGAAGCAGAAGCAGAGTCAGTACCGGTATTTGGGTTCATCCAAGT